AATTGATTATTTGTATCCCTCCATTCCGGAATAGTACTAATTCGTTGTTTGTTATAAATAGTTAATGTTTTTTGAATATTCTCTAAATACGTTTTACCGGAATCCCAAGATGTGTTACGATAATTAACCGTACTTCTATAAGAATTGATTTTGGAATAAAAAGTCTGACTATTTCTCTCTAAAAGAGATTCTTTTTTGCGCTCTAGGTTTACTATCCAACCGGAATCCGTATATGTTTGATACTCCTCCAAGTTTCCGGCAGAGTCTTTTAACGGTTCTATCTTCGTTTCTGTCTCTAAATCTATTTGATCTTCCAAACTCTGTAGAACCCTTTCCTCTCCGGTAATTTTGTTATAAACCGTCTTCGGTTTGAAGTCTTGCGCGATTCCGTTTTTGATCTCTGCAATAAATGTCTCTCCAATGTTCGGATTGTAATGAAGCGAATATACAATTTCGTGCTGGTTAGGTTTAAAATTTGCCCAGGCTTTTTCTCCGATGAGTCGATTTGGATCCGTGTTGATCCAAATTACTTTCTGATTCGATTTTTCTAATATATAATTCATTATGCTATCCTCACTTTGTATTTTACCGCTACGTATGCCGGGTTTGTTTCATTGCTAAGGCGAGGGTTTCCGTTGCTACCGTCCGTCCTGGCTGTTATAACCATATTTGAAACATTCCAAGAATTGTTACCAGTTCCGGAGATATATCCAGATCCACCAGCATACCCAGGATATCCCGTATAATCATGAAAGTGTCCTTGCATCTGATCTTGTCCTGCATATCCAACCGCACCACCATCATAATTCCCACCTGCCGCTTTCGCTCTTGTTCCATTCACTCCTGCACCTCTTGCAAAAATCCCTCTTCGATCCGGAATGTTATACGTAGTAGAACCGTCTCCAAAACTATATTCAATATTGATAATCATTTCCCCGGTTTGAGAGGAGGTAAGGTCGATAATCGAGCCCATGGCTGTCGCTGAAATCTGAAAGTCATTTGCAGTTGGATTACGTACATAATAATTTACTAATGCAGTAATCCCTCCTCCTGTAAAAGAAAACTTTACCAATTGACCCTCGACACATCCATGACTTGTACAACTGATACGATCCGTTGCGGGAACGATCCCTGTAATAGATCTTTTGACTAAATTCCAAAGAGCCGAAAAGCTAGTTCTAGAAATAGATTGTCCATTTGCATCCTTAAAATTAGAGGTAGAAGTTATGTTCAGATTATCTTCGATAATTCCACCCAAAGGAATTTGAGTGGCCAAAAAATTACTTTCTGCCAGATCGATACGATCCTTTAAATACTGATCGTTTTCATATTGCCGATCTACTTCTTCATCAACTAGATCTCCATCAGCGGGAGTGCTCTTACTCCAAATTCTAGTTTTTGCTGGATTAAATGAGGCCATCATAAACTCCTAAACAAAACACTAACAATACTTGGATTTTCCGATACATAAATCCAAGTTTTCTAAAATAACCTAGAAAATTACTTTCGGCTTTTATTAGCCTAAATAAGAATATTTTAAAATTATAATTTATGAATTTAATTTTCATAGAACCCTCACTTTGTATTTTACTGCTACATATGCAGGTGTTGTTTCATTTCCAACTCGTGGCGTTCCGTTGGTTCCGTCAGCAATAGGATCATATACGGCATTATTCATCATATACGTGCCACCGGATCCCGGAGGAGGGTTTGGAGCCGCAGCGCTGGAATTATTTAAACCAACAAATGCGTGTCTATGTCCTTGCATCTGATCCTGCCCCGCATACCCAACCGGTCCACCGTCATAATTCCCACCGGCTGCCTTCGCTCTTGTTCCATGCACTCCTGCACCTCTTGCAAAAATCCCTCTTCGATCCGGAACGTTATACGTAGTAGAACCGTCCCCAAATCCATATTCAATATTTGTAATCATATCTCCTGTTTGAGAAGACGTAAGGTCGATAATCGAGCCCGTGGCGGTCGCTGAAATCTGAAAGTCATTTGTGGTTGGGTTGCGAACATAATAATTTACTAATGCGGCAACCCCTCCCCCTGTAAAAGAAAACTTTACCAATTGACCCTCAACACATCCGTGACTTGTACAACTGATACGATCTGTCGCGGAAACAATTCCGGTAATCACTCGATGCACAGAATTCCATAAAGTAACAAATGTGTTTCTAGAAATTGCCTGTGCGTTCGCATCTTTAAAGTTAGCAGAAGGAGCCAGGTTCAGACCGTCTTCTATAATACTTCCGATCGGAATCAGAAAATTCGCCAAATTCATGTCAGTCGAGTCGATCCGATCTTTTAAATACTGAAAATTTTCATATTGACGATCAAATTCGTCGTCAATTAGGTCTCCATCCGCCGGAGTATTTTTGCTCCAGGTTCTTGTTTTACTGGATTGAATATCGCCATAATCACTCCTTTAACTCTTGTTCTAATATAATAAACTTTTCATATACTTTAAAAGGTTGGTCCACATACTTCTTCAAACGATTCCGAACCGGTTTTAAATCGTCTTCTCTCGTAAACTCGGCATCCAATCCAGACCCGTTTTTTTATATCCTTTTCGATCGCAATATTCCAAAAGACTCTCGTGCGTTTTAAACAGAGCGATCGGAAGTAATTCGATTCTAAATTTTCCCGTTCCGGCAAATTCTACATTCGTTTCCCTTGCTAGTATTTGAATCACTGAAACTCCTCCTTTATTACAAAATTATAAACTATAAGATGATCCTTATCTTTAGAAGTAAAAGTTTTAAGATATAATAACTCTCCGTCCTCGTCAAAAAGTCCTATCTCGTTAATCCCATAACCCATCATCTCTCCCTGTTTGACTTTCGTTTGAAAATAACGATTCCCGTCTGAATCAAATCGGATTTCGACTAACTTTCTGTAGACTTCATTCTGCAAACCAGTATCTCCGATCTTAGGTGGTCTGGGAATCCCTCCTTCCAATCCTCCGATTCCGAAAGCGATTTCATAAGGCCGAATCTTAACCCTCTCTCCAGACAAAAGAGTGAACCCATTTAAGGACCAACTCCCGTCCAAATACGGAGTACGAATGGACTCCCCATACAACCTTCCGCCTAACGTAGATATTTCGAAGCGGTATCGAATGATCGCCTTTACGCCTCCGGAACGAATTTGTGCAATCGCTTGATTGAATTCCGGAACTACAGGAAGTTCGTCGACAGAACCTGTAAAAATTAATTCAATCGTAGCGGGTCTTTTTGTACTTCCAGAAAGAGGATATTCCCCATTGAGAGTATACGTAGCATCCAAGAGCATCGGAACACCTCCGTAACAAAGCTCCTTGATTTCGTATAACGTTCCCATTCCAGCAAGTATTTGAGATCCGATTTCGTTCATCGAAAAAATATCACCCTTCGATTTACGTTTTTGACGCGCGATTGAAAGAAAGATCTTATAACGAAAATCGTCCATCCCGTTTCGCGGCTGTTTTAAATTCTTTCCGATCAAATCTAAAATGGTTCCGCTTTGAACACTATAATCCGTAATTCCTGAAATCGATTCCAATACAGAACGGACTTCGTTTAACAATTCAAGTTCCACTTCCCACTTTTTAGCAATCGTAGAATTCGGGTCTCTCGTAAAGATCGAAGAAGGGTATTTTTCTAATACTTCGTTTAAGTAAGTCATATAAAATTCACCTGAATGTTGGCGGTAATCAACTTAGCACGTTGTCTGCTATTGATTGGCAATACGTCTTGTGTGGCCGGAGAAGTTTGACCTACCTTTACGATCATGGATTTAATTCCTAATACCTTTACGGAATCGAATTCCTGAAGAGCGCTCTGAGCTGCGATCAATTTCCATGCAAACACGTCTGCACCCGTTCCTTCTCCTTTATAGTAGGTGGAAGTAATCGTGTCCACTCCTCCTATCACTTTGATACAATTCGTTTTTACAACCGACTCGGAACCCTGCACCCAAAGATTTAAATCTCTTACAATATCAATTTTTACATAAACAAGAACGTCTGTAGGTCTATTGAAATAGTACGTTCTAGGAACACCTTTATTGTCAAAAATAGTAGTAAGTTCCAAACCGTAAGATTCAATTCCTCCCGGCCAGTTTCTTAAAAAAACTTCTCCGATTTCTTCAGAAGAACCTCCTTCTATTACGGCTTCCATAGAATGTGGCGGTCTTCCGTCCATATCCGTAAAATCGGTGTTATTCTCATACACGATCGCATTGAGTACTGAGGGAATGTTGTTCAAAACACCTTGAACGTTTGCAGCGGAAGAACCTCCGTTAACTCCTTCTTGAATGAAACGATTCAGATATTCAGAGTCCGTTTCTATTGCACGTCCACCTCTAGACGGTTCCGGATTAGTGACTGAATCGATTCCACTGACCGCCGTATTAATCGTAGTGATCGAATTGGCATTCACGTTTCCGTTCACTCCATAAGAAATTTCTAATGCTTGTGCATTCAAGTCTACGTGTCCGCCAGATAAAACTCCGGATTCGATCGTGATAAAAAGTAACCCATTGCCGGTTTGACAAATGACTCCGACTGGAACCACCGCACCATCCATTCCAAAAAATCTAAGAACAACTATAGAACGTTTAGCCGGTTGACGTTCCGAACCGAGAGGATTTAAAACTCGATCCAAAGAAACACCGGAAGCGGTATGTGCAAAATTAGAATAAAATACTTTTTCTGCAAGCTGGTGAATCTTATCTAGTTCATCTGCTAAAATCCTCATACGAATTCCATCTTCACTAACAATAGAAAGATCTATATCCCCGCCCAAGCGAGTTTTATAACCTTCCTCTAATTCTGATAGAATCTCTTCTCTACTTTTTCGAATAAAACCTTGTTCACTGACTCCTGCCATTATAATTCTCCCGTAACAATTCCATATTTTGTAATTGCAGAAAATTGAATATATACTCCCCGACTCGAACTTTCTTTCTCTATCAATTCCACTTTTTTGACCGAAACGGTTTCAGGATCTTTTTGAATCGTCTTTTTAATTTCCGTTAAAATCCTATCCCTAGAAACTTTCGTGGAAAATATAGTTCCCCAATCCACTCCGTTTAACGGTTCGTATATGGACTCTCCCAGAGATAAACGGATCGAATGCCTAATTCTTTGGGAATAATATTCTAAATCTTGAATGATCACGGACCGTCCTCTGACAAATACCGCGTCTTTGTTTTCTATCTTAATTCCTTTCATCCTAATTTCACCTTTCCAGAAAGTAACTGCTCCACTTCCGATTTACGAACGTTAAGTTGAGAAACTACCGAAGCCGCAAGTCCCGCAGGCGAACCGGGGATCGTATTGGTAGTAAACGTAGCAGAGTTATTCAAAAACACGTCGATCAAAGATTTAATAAACTCTACTAGAGTTTCACCTAACACAGCCGATTCGGTCAAGTCGGCGATACCACCTTGAATTTTGATTCGGTCCTCGTCTAGTTGGATCAAAGACTTACCTTCTTTATGGCCGATTACAAGTCCCGACAAATTAGAAGTGGTAGCAGGAATATCAGTTTTCCCTTTATAACCAGTGACCACACAAGCGCTTTGAAGATCAAAAAGAGAATCTGAAGCAACAGATTCGATTCCTCGAATTGCGTCCGATATATCGTGTGTAGAAAACGAAACCCAAACTTTGTCTCCTCGTTTGTAATCAGGTTTGATATAAAAATCTCCGGCCCAGTACGTGCCGACTCTAATACCAGACAAAACAGGAAAAGACCTTTCTCGTCCGGAATCGTCTTCTTTTTTTAGAGGAATACGAACGTTAGCTGTCATCTCTTGAGGCTGAAAAGATTCTATAATTCCAGGAAGACCAATTTGTATCTTAGATACATTGTTTTGAATGGCGGCTAAAATAGCTTTATCTAAAGTCATACCGGCTTTACCTCTAATTCTGAAAAACAATCTGTATTCAAAGTGGAGAACTTATGTTTACCACTAACGATTCTACATTCCGAATCGAGTCCTCCTCCTTTTACGGATACGATCATATTCTTCTTAAACTTATGACGAAAGAGACTGGTCACCTTCCAAGTATCTTGACCTTTTTCTGGAACTCCTATCAACCCGGAAGAATGATCCAAAAAATGACGCTGTTTTTTTTAGAAGGATCGAGAGAATCAAAGTGAATCTGACCGTCTTGAAACCAATATTGAGATTTTGTTAAATTACAAAAACGGCGAATACAATCGCCTAACTCCGTATTGGCGCTGAAGTTCACTATTTTATTGATTCCTAATTGAATCCTTCCGGGTTTTAGATTTCCCTGATTCAGAATATCCATGATCACGTTTCTTGCAGGAAGATTTGTGTACGTTTTCATAATATACGCTCTCGTCCAAGCGCCCGCGCTTCCGCTGATCTGAAACTCCAACTTTTTATTGGTTCCTTCTTGTTTCCATTTAGGATGAATGATTTCTCCGGAAACCACGAGTCCGTTTTCGTCCTTGTAACCTGCATTTAATAACGCCGAAGGATATTGGAAATTTTTTTCCTTCATCTGAGCGCTTACAAGACGCAACGTTTCTTCGTTTACGTTATACATCGTAACCTGAGTTAGATTGAGTCCGTCCAATTCGGTTTCAAATTCGAAATTAAAAGGAGGATAACAAAACTCTTTTGCAACTCCGGTCGTCGGAAGAATTTCCAAAGAAACAGTACGTCCAAAAAGTTTAGGATTACCGATCATTGTTTTTCTCCTAAATACAATTTTACTCTGGAACCAAAAGTTTCCAAATTCACAGGAATGTTTTCAAACTCATCCTTGTAGAGATCGTCGAAATCCAAAGGAGTTAAAAGAATGGAACTATTAAAACCATCCACTATAATATGATTTAAAGGAACGCCGTATAACAGTTTAGAGGCGAAAAGATCTTTCCCGTCCTGATCTCTAACCAATACAGTAATGAAATCACCTTCTGTGTTATGCGAGAATTCAAATTCGTATTCCGTTTCTTCGATTGTAAACGTATAACGAATCGGGAATATATTCTGATCAATCGGTAGATATTTGAATTCCTTCATGTAGTATCAATCCTCGTTAATTTATTTTTTGGTCGGGGTTCCAGATTTTGTTTGAGTCTGTGTAGTTCTTTTACCCACGGATTTAACCGTATTCAATTGTCTCGTCTTTGCCTCCGCGATCACCACAGGAAACAAAGATAAACTCAAAGATACGTCGTTTCCAGTCTCTTTAGCCTCTTGAACATTCATATCTCCGATCAAAAGATTTGGAATTTCATCCGTAGAACGCCCTAGATATCTTTTATCAGGATCGTCCGGTTCCACAAAACGGAACAAAGATGGTAACATAGAAAGAATTTTAGAAATAATTCCGCCGGTAGAATATCCAAGCAACGTGACTAACGTTCCTTGAGACTGCCAACGAACTAAAGTCTCTAATTTATCGTCCACACCTTTTACGCTTAAGGCCAACACGTCCTTCGAAGACGAAAGTAAAACGTTAAGCGAAATACCTCTTTGACCGGGAATCACGTGATCTGCGATCGAAGTCATTCCTTTTGCCTTTTCTACCGTATGACGAGTAATCTCCACCGGATAAGAGTGTTGAATACCTAAAGAGACATTCAACTCCACCTCTTCGTCTCCGTCTGTAAGTGCGATCCTGTCCCTACCAGTTAAAATTTTCATGAAACCGCCTCCGGTGAAATACCCGCCCCGAGCCCGATTTTAGTCGCAATCTTTTCCAATTCCTTTTCTAAATAAGATGCAAATACATTCGCATCTTCTTTTGTAGAAGCAGAACCTAACACTAAATTGGCGATGTTTATGTTAATTGGATTACCTCCACTTTTTGACTTAGATCCGCCCAATACTCCTAAATCTTTTACGGCTACCAAATTGTCGTCTGGGTGAAATTGTACAATCTGGCCTTGTTTAGTAATGAGTGCATCGTCAACTTTTTTTACGTCATTGGACTGATTAGAAGTAATCCCAAGAACTTTCAATAACTGTAGCGGAAAAATTCCACCTAATTTCTTTTGAATCTTCGATCCTAGTTCTCCGAGAGAACTTAAAATCTTTCCTGGAAGAGCTTTGAACCAATCTATTAAATCCCTAAACATTTTCTTAATATTCGCAAAAGGTCCTAAAAATTTACCGATCGCGGATTCACTTCCGGTAAACCATTTGTATAAATCCTTAATGACCAAAATGATGATCGCAATCATAGCGCCTAACGCAACTCCGATGGCGATCCACACAATCCAAGGAGCAATCGCGATAAAACCGGCCGCCGCCATACTCAATAAAGAAGGAATCATAGCTCCAAAAGTAATTCCGGAAGTAACGATCATCTGAGCGGCAATTGCTCCTAACACCCCCACCAAAATACTTCCAAAAACAATCAATACGTCTTCCATATATTCCGAACTTTCTCCGCCGATCGTAAAATAATCGATCAAGTCTCCGATAACATTCAAAGAAGGAGTTAGAGCTTGTACGATTAAAAGTCCGAACCTTTCCTTTAATCTTTCTATAGTTTTATCAAACCTTTCTAAAATTACGGAAGCGTCTTTAACATGAGATCCATAAGTATTTTGTAATATACTATTTTCATTTAAAGCCTTAGAGATTAAGTTTTCCCTTGCTAACCGTTTATCAACGGCAGACATACCGGATTCGTTTATCTGTTTAAACTCGGCAGAATAACTGGAAAACAGAGCCCCGTTACTTTTTAAAAAATCTTCGGAACCGTCTTCAATTGCTTTATAGGCCTCTTTCATAGAAGAAGTTAAATCTTGATTCGTAAGTCTGGACACTTTTTGGAGTCCAGAGAGATTTTTAGAAATAAATTCAACCGAAGCCCCGGCTCTGATCGCCTCGTTTGCGGCTTCGGTAAGTTCTTTTTGTGTGGCCAGTCCTCTAGAAGTTCGTATGGTATTATTGATTGCGTCTTGTAGTTTTGGAAATTCGTTCCCAGAAAGATTTTTCAAAACTACAATCTGTTTTTCTAATGCAATTCCTGCTTCAAAAGAAGGGGCAATGATAGAATTAAAAATATAAGAACCTATCTGAGCAAAACCTTTAAACGCAGAAGAAAGCAAAGCCGCAGTTCTAGCGCTGGCATTGAGTTGAAAATCCAGTTTTGCAATTTGCCTTTCACTAAAACCCGCAGACTTTGCAATGCTAAAAAATTCATCTTCTAGTTTTGTATTTCCTTTTAATTTAGAATATAAACTAGTAAGATTAGATTCAGTCGTCTTTAAACGACTGGCAAAAACAGATAAACCGGATTCACCTTTTACAAAATTCCGAACAGAATCAGCCAAATCCTTCCAAGACTTAATCCCTCTTTGAGAAGCAAGACTTGTGGTGTCTGAAAAATCAATGATCCTTGATTTTAGTTTTTCAGATCCTTTTCAATTTCAGAAAAAGTATCTTTCGAATCCACATTTATTTTAATTGTAACATTTACTTCTCGCTCTGCCATATTTTTTATCATCCAATCTTATTTTATTTTTATCCAAATTATTTAAAATATTATGAAATTATTAAAAACTAGAACCTTGAATTACCTTGGCCAAAAATTTAAGCTCTTCCGCTTTTTCTTCGGCTTCTCTTTTTTTCTTCTATCTACCACTTCCATCATTTTCATATAAAGAACGGTGGACGCATTTTCGAGTTCTTTAGTCGTAAAATGCGCCGCACCTAAGATAAAAGGTTTCCAAAAGAAAAGTTCTCGATCCACTTCTTCATCAATCCACTTCATCCATTCTTCGGCAGAAGGATTTTCTCCAAAATCAGTGAACCTTTTATTCCAACTCCCACTTAA